AAAAGTCCTTTGTCTAGCACAGTTGCTGGTACAATGACTGTATCTTTCGTTGATAGAGTTAACGGAAAAATCATGCTGTCTATGAACTCAACTACAACTGCAGCACTTCCTGGTGGAAGACATGTTTATGATGTAATCATCACATCTCCAACTAATTTTGTCACAAGAGTCATTCAAGGAAGTCTGCTTGTTAGCCCAGGAGTGAGTTGATGAGTAATAACTATGAAGTTACAGTAACATCTCCAGATTTAACAGTAAATGTTGACGATAGTGGTGCCTTTAGTGCTTCTATTAACTATGAAGCACCAACAAAAAGTATTCAACATACCAATTTAATACTTGATAATTTTTCATCTGGATTTGATGGCATCACAACGCAATTTCCTCTAACAGTTAATGGTGTTCCTTATTCACCGTCCAATGAACAACAACTGATAATACAAATTAATGGTGTTGTTTTAAGACCAACTATTGATTATACAGTTTCTGGTTCAACCATAACATTTGTGATTCCTCCAAGTGGTGGACAAACATTTTCTGGTGTTGCATTACAAACAATTGCAGATTTAACTAGAACTGTTGTTTTTCATATTGATAATGGGTCTGTTGATATTCAACCAGGTAGTAAAGGACTACTAACACTTGATGTTGCTGGTACAATTGAAGAGTGGAGAGTTCTATCCGACCAAACAGGAGTCATTGCTATAGACATTGAAAAGTCAACATTTGATAATTATCCGAATAATTTTTCATCTATTGTGGGTAGTGAATATCCTGTTCTTATAAATCAGAATAAACGCAAAGATGAAGAGTTAACAACTTGGTCAAAAAACCTCGCACTTGGTGATGTGCTTAAATTTGTAGTTTTATCATGCACAGGAATTCAAAAATGTTCTGTATTTTTGAAGTTGAAACTTTAACATCACTTATTAAACATTATAAATAAATCTAGAAAGCATTCCAATAAACGTAAGATAGGAGACTTTATCAATGGCACTTTTAGTACCAGATTGTGGCGAACTTCAATCCCTAAGGTATCTCGTTAACAGTGATCACAGAATTCCTAGGAATCTGATTCTAAAACTATATTCTAGTTCAACGACACCTGCTGAAGGGGATGTTCCTTCACAGACAACTTATTATGAACCATATGATGCATCAGGTTCACTTGGTTATGGTGTTTCACCATCTAACGGATATCCTGGTGTAATTAACAATAGATTTGACCAGGACTATTCCAGACAGTACGGTATTCTCCTTAATGGTAATCTTTGGAATGTAAGAACGATTACCACTGCAATCGCAACTCCTACTGGTTCTGGTACAGTTAACGAGTATCTAATTACTGTTGATAGCACAACCAACATTGCTGTTGGTCACTATGTAAGTGGTGGTGGTGTTGGTTCCAACGCAACTGTTGCTGCAATCGATGGTAACACAATCGTCCTAACTGTTCCTAACACATCTACGTTTACCAACCAACCACTTGAGTTTGGTGTTGGTACAACTACTGCATCCTATCCTGAGCAAACTTTCACCTTCACCTCTGCTGCTAATAACCAGTATGGTTACTACCTAGTAAGAGCAAATAACCTTCCTAAGGAAATCCACGGTGTTGAGAATGCTACTTCTGTTGCTGAAGCAGTTGCAATTGGTAAGACTCTAACAACTGGTACTATCGGTCAGTCATACTTGACTCTCTTCGATAAGAAGTACGAGCCAACCATCACTGGAACTGGTGGTGATTACGAACTGACAGTTAACGTTAACACTGGTATCACAACTAACCAAAGAGTTGCAGGTCTTGGTATTGCAGATGGAACCAGAGTTACTGGTGTAACTGGAACTACAATTTACCTGTCTAAGGCACTGACTGGTTCTGCTTCTGGAATCGGTACATTCTTCGAGAACGTTGGTGAAGACATCTGTGTAGGTATGGCAGTTACCCACAGCAACGTACAGGGTGAAGTTAATGCAATTACTCCTGGTACTAAGGTTACTGGTTTCGATGAAATCGAGAGAATTGTATATCTTGATAAGGAACTAGTTAACAACGTACAGACTGCTACTGGTGACCAAGTTAACTTCGGTACTTCTCACGTCACTGCAACTGACCACGGTCTACAACCAGGTGATGTAATCTACTTGGCAGCAGGTGCAGGTAATACAACTACCCAATCCTCAACTTACACTGTACACCGTTCACTCGACGCAAATACTTTCTCAACCGTACCTGCTCTTGCAGTTGGTGCAGGTGGAAGTTCCACAATCTACAGCAGCATCATGTTTGCTGAAAGATTTACAAACGGTCCATACAACATTCAGAACAACGGTGACCAAATTAAGGTTACCCTTAACATCAGCCTTGACTGATACATTTTACTTGATTTCATACTATATCATGGAGGGGTTGCGGAATCGTGGCCCCTCCTTTTCCTTGTTTTCACTAAAGAGAATGCGAGATGCCAGCACTTAATGTAGGAATAAATTCAACCTTTGAGCAGCAAAGACTTGTCATCAATACACTTGCAGTTGATGTCAATTCTATCCTTACTGGAACTGCTGGAATAGCAACGTACTCACCATTGTCGGGAATTGCATCTAATGCAGTTCGTCTAGATGGTCAGTTACCAAGTTATTACCTGGATTATGGGAACCATACTGGAACACCAACCAGTTTATCTCAGTTTACTAATGATGTAGGTTTCATTACTTCATTTAACATTAACAGTGGAGTCACTGTTAGTGGTGTCATGACTGCTACAACATTTGATGGTAATCTGACAGGTAATGTAACTGGAACACTTTTTGGTAATGTTAGTGGTGGTAATGTAAGTGGTACTTTATCTGGTGATGGAAGCAATATTTCTAACCTAAATGCTTCTAGGATAACATCAGGCACCTTGAGTGCTTCACATATTCCTGTACTCAACCAGAATACTTCTGGAACTGCTGCAGGACTAAGTGGTAACCCAACTATCGGAATTACTTCTTTAACGGCATCAGGGAGGATTGTAGGTGCTGCTGTAGATAACGTAATTCCATTCTTATATTCCGATTTAAGTGACTTGCCAAGTGCAAGTAGTTATCATGGTGCATTTGCTCACGTTCATAACACAGGTTCAGCATACTTTGCACATGGTGGAAACTGGGAAAAACTCGTAAATTATAATACTGATTCAGATAATATATCCATTGGTGGTACATTATCTGCTGTTGGTGATGTCGTAGTTACTGGTATTGTAACTGCTACTAGATTCTTTGGAGATGGTTCTCAACTAACAGGTGTTGGTGGTGGATCTGGTGGACTACAGATTTATGATGAATATAACCTAATTGGTACAGCATCTTCACTTAACTTTGTTGGTGGAAATATATCAGCAAACTTTGTTAATGGTTATGTTACAGTTAACGTAACTGATACTGATACAAATTATTGGGAAAGAAATAGTTCTGGAATTAGTACAACATCATATCTTGGTATTCAGACCTCAAATCCAAACTATTCATTGGAAGTTGGTCCATATGGAAGTACTGGTATTGATTTTTATGTTCATGGAAGAAGTTGGTTTAATAATCAAATCAATACCCCAATTGTTGGTTTAGGAACACTTTCAATTAACTCGGAAACTAGGCTTTCTTCTTTACCTAGAATTGTAACATCAGAACTTGCAGTTGGTAACATCTCTACGACTAGAGTTCTTAACGTTACAGGTGATGCACATATTGGGGCAGGATTAACAGTCCATGGTGAACTTGATATTAATGATGATTTAAGAGTTAAAGATAACAAATATATTACTGTTGGTGATGGATTTGACCTATCAATTTATCATGATACGATTAATAGTCATATTGCCGACCAGGGAACTGGTAGTCTGATTATTCGTGGTAGTGATGTTGTAATTAAAAATGCAGCAGACAGCAAAGTATCTGCAGAATTTACAGGTGGTGCAGAAGCAAAACTTTTCTACGATAATTCAGAGAAGTTTTCTACAGTTAGCACTGGTACAACAACTTATGGTACGCACTTTGCAACAAGATTTGCGGGTGATGGAAGTCTACTAACAGGTGTTATTTCTTCATCAAGTGTTGGTCTCGCAATTCAAGGTGCAGGAACTCCAGTTGGTACTGCTACTACATTAAACTTTGTTGGTGCTGGTGTAAATCCAACAGTTACTGGTGGTATTGCAACCATTGATATTTCTGCTGCAGTTGGTAGTGCAGGTAGATTTAAGGATGGTACTTCAGGTATACATACAACAGCACCTGCTGTAGGTTTAGGTACAACTAATCCAAAAACACAACTCCAGGTTGGTGATGTTTATGGTATAGAGGTCTATAGTGGTATTACATCAGTCACTGCTGGTGTTGCAACTGATGGTGTAGGTGGATGGACTATTGCCGATACAGATTTCCTAAGTGTAGATTACAAACTATACTTTAATTACAATGGCACAGTTCAAACCCAGAGAGCATCAGTGATGCATGATGGAACCACAGCATATGTTCAACCATATGCAATGATGATGACAGGAAATACTGCAGTAATGTCAATTGATGCAGTAATTTCAAATGGACAAGTAATTCCAAGATGGACACCAGGAACTGGAATAACTGGTATTGTTACATATAGAGTAGTAAGGGAGTCAATGCTATGATTATAGACTGGACTGACGAAGAGAATATTGAAGCACTAAATCAAGCATATCAAGATGAGATTGCTGAGTTAGAGAAGGTTCCTGATGATCCAACAGCAAGGGTTCAGTATGTTATTGGGTGCGAAAATGCTTCGGATTGGCAATATGTCCATCAAGTATTAATCACTGATGGTACTAGTGAAAATATTCTTCCAACAAATTCAATAAATTGTGTAGATGATTGTAAGCATAGTCCCGTAAAAGGAAGATATATTTTAACTGCTGAGCAAGCAGAAACAATAAAAGAGCACCCAAAAGTTAAATATATTCACCCAGACTTTAGTAGATACCAGGGAACATATAAACCACCTACACACGAAATTATATGTGCTGCTAAGTACAATAGGTATAACAGTAATAGAAGGCAGTATAGGGATATGCAAGTATCCATGCCATATACACCTACAGATGCAGAAGCAGGACGTAGTGGATATCAGCTATCTAGGTGTATGCAAGTTGATGACCCTTGGTGGGGTGAAACTGGAACATATCAAACAAAGAATGATGTTGTTTTAAATCAAAAAATTCAGCAATATGGTGATGCTTCTGATGTTGATGTAATTGTTACAGATACTGAAGCATGGTATGGACATCCAGAGTTTATTAATACCGCAATAAGAAGTACAGCAACTAATGATGGATATAATTCCACTGGTTCTGGTCCTTCAAACTATAGAGGTGGTAATGTTTTACCTGGTAATGGTTATTGTGATATTTTAGACATTTACTTAGACGCACCATATTACATCGATCCAGATTTCTTTGATAATGACCCAGGAAATAGATTGATAACAAGATTTGATGGAACTATGGTTCCTGTTGAATCTGTAGCAAGAAGTTGGTGGTCTAGTAATTCACTATCTTCGAGATCATCAAAGTTTGTAAGTCCAAGTAATGGTGGTACTGCCACTGGACTTAACGATTTTGGTGTTATTAATGGTGGTAGTCAATGGACCTCCTATACCAGAGCAAGAAATAATGGTTCAAATAGTGCATATTGCACAGGAAGTGGAACTCATGCTACTCAATGTATGGGTGTTTGTTATGGAAGGGGACAAGGATGGGCATATAATGCAAATAAGTGGCATATAAACAATATTGGTAGCAGTGCTGTTAGTATTGAAGGATCTGCAGATTTAATTAAAGTATTCCACAACTGCAAACCTAATAATCCGTCTTTAGGGACAAAAGACCCAACATTAACAAGTAATAGCTGGGGATATCGTTCCACTTCTCACTCTACCGTTTATAGTGCTGGTTCTAATTATGTGTTTTTCAGGCATGGTCAAGGAACTGGTAATGTAGCTGCAGCATCTGCGTCATATAGTAGCTCATCTACTATGCCAAATTGTCTTAGAACTGTTGGATATTATGGTGATGGTGGTAGAATGAAGGGAGAAATGCTTCCTAATTCTATGGTGACTGCATGGACTGAACTGGTTGATGCTGGAGTTATCACTGTAGTTGCTGCAGGAAATTCAAACCAAAAGCAAGTTCAACCAAATCATCCAGATTTTGATAATTTCTGGACACATAGTGGAACTGGTGGTGGAGGTGGTTCAAATACTAATTTACTTGCGAATACTCATTATGAGTTTAGTGTTGAATGTTATAACACAATGAACAGACCTGGATTCCCACAGCAGGTTGGTAGACATACAGATTCTAATGGTAACGTTGTACTGAACAAGGTTATTAATATGGGTGCATTAGATTATCAGTATCAATCAACTGGGCATGAGAGAAAAGTAAATTATAGTGATATGGGTAATGGTATTGATTGTTATGCACCAGCAGATGATGCTTTAGGTGCAACTAGAGGAAGTTCTGGTGAAGGAATCCACCCAGAGACATATCCTGAACTTTCTGTTACAGCAGTCGATAATGATTTTGGTGGTACAAGTTCTGCATGTCCAGTAGCAGCAGGATTGATTGCAACTAAACTGCAGTATAACAGGGCATGGTCTTGGAGTGATGTAAAAACTTGGATTCTAAACTTAACCCAACAAAATACAAGTAAGTTTTATGTTGGAAATGAAGCAACAACAGTTACTTCTAATGATTGGCAAGATACCGTCCATCTTAACGGAGGTAGTCCTATCGTCATATATGACAAGGAAACAGGACAAGAGCCTTCTGGTGGTTTTGGAAGTATTCAATCTAATACTTATTCAATCACAGAAGGAGCTACAATTAATGTAACAATACATGCAGTTGGTGTTTCTGCTGGAACATATTATTATTCTATCGAAAGTATTCCAGGTGAAGATTACACAGTTCCAGGAGATGGATTTAGTCCTACAGGAACAACAGGCAATATTTCTTATAATGGTACTGGAAATATTACCTTTAACATAGTTACAACCACTGATTTAATTACAACTACAGACGCTAGAATAAGAATTAGAATTCGGGAAAATGCTGTTAACGGACCAATCGTTGCAACTACTGACGATATTATAGTTACTGGAACATTAGACCCAGTACCATTCCAGTTTGCGTCTGGTGGAGCTCAGTGGGGTGGTGGTGTCATAGTGACTTTTCAACCGTAACTAAATAGTAAAAAGTTCTAGTGTTTACTTGAAATATGTTTGACGAAGAAATTCTAGAAACACCTGGGTTTCAGGAAGAAAAAGACAAACTTCCTAAAGAACCAGAAGGTGATGTAGATAAGGAATATGTTGTCGTTTGCCATACCAATGAAGGATGGCAAACGATTCATAGTCTCATCATGGAAGAAAATACTTCCGAGGACTATGTTCCTAATACATCAAAGAAATGTTGCAATGATAAGAAACATAGTCCTACTAGAGGAATCTATATGATGACAGACTCTGAGGCAGAGGAACTCAGGTCCCATGAATTAGTTGAGACTGTAAATATTAATCGTGCTGCATATCCAGGAACATATAGAATTGATCCTGCTTTAATGAAAGATGGAATTGGACCACAATATAGGTATGGTTCAAATGTTAAACACCAAAAAGACCCTACTTTTCCATCTACTCCTACATTAGCAGATTTAAATCGTGCTGGATATGCTATCTTAAGACATTCCTCGTATCAAGATCCTTGGTATGGAAGTTCAGCATCTACAGTAATTAATGATAGAGCTCAGCATTATGGTGCTGGTGAAGATACTGATATCATTACTGTTGACGAAGATATGTGGTTTGGACATATCGAATTTCAAAATAATACAGGAACTGGTCCAACTAACTACAAGGGAGGAAATGTTCTTCCAGGAAATGGAACTTGCGATTTGCTATGTTTGGTGAATGATTCACCATATTATATTGACCCAGATTTCTTTGATGCCGATCCAACAAATAGATTAGAAACTAGATGGGATGGAACAATAGTCCCAACGGAAGCTGCTGCTAATGGTTGGTGGCGTAATAACTCATTGTCATATAGGTCATCAAAGTTTGTAAGTCCGTCTAATGGTGGTACTGCTACTGGTAATAATGATTTCGGCACTATACTTGTTTCATCTAATTATACTAGAGCAAGACAAAATGGATCCAATACTGCATATCAAACCAGTGGTGGAAGTCATTCAACACCATGTGCTTCCTTAGCATATGGGAGAAGTTATGGATGGGCATATAATGCAAATAAGTGGCATATTGCCCTTATGGGTTCTTATGCTGTAGATGAAGAAGATATTTTTGATATGATAAAAATATTTCATCAGTGTAAACCAATAAATCCCACATACGGAAATAGAGACCATACATTATGTACAAATAGTTATGGTTATAGGTCTTATGCTCCACCATCTAGTGGATATTACTATTATGAGACCCCCGATGATGGTACTGGAGGAGTTTACTATTCGTCAAAACCTAAATTTCTTAGTAATTTTTATCAAAGTTATATTAGATCTGAGATGCTCCCCAATTCATTACTAACTGCTGGTAATGAAATGATTGATGCTGGTGTTATTTTTGTGTGTTCTGCAGGAAATACTAGACAAAAACTAGTGAAGGCAACCCACCCATCTTGGTATAACTATGTTTCTACTAGTAATAACCACACTATGGCAGATACACAATTCAGTTCTGGTGGATTCAATTGGGTGAAATCTGTAAATAGACAAGGATTTCCTGGTCAAATTGGTAAAGTTGGTGTTGGAACAAATACTGTTTATAGAACTTTTCCAATTGGATGCCTAAGTGGTGGCCACCGTTCAGATGGAAGAGAGCAAAGAGCAGTTTACAGCAATATGGGTAATCTAATTGTTGGATTTGCTGCTGGTGATAGGCAAGCAGCAGCATGTGATGACAACGCTGGTTCTCGTAAGAATCGTTATGATGCTTATTATACTCTTAATGGAGTTCAATCTGTAGAGTCTGAAGATAGAGAATTTAATGGTACAAGTGCTGCATCTCCAGTAGCTTGCGGATTCTTAGCAACTAAAATGCAGCATAATAGGACTTGGGACTGGCAAGATTTGATGAACTGGATTGAAAGTTTGACTCCAGTCAATAGTTCAGAATTTTATTATGGTACTGAATCAACTACTGCTACAGATAATAACTGGGATGATGATTACAGTATAGAAGGTCATCCTGGATATGTATTTTATGATGCAACAACTGGTGGAAATGAATCTTCTTATAGGTGGGATGCTGCTTCTGGTAATGTTGCTACACAAAATCCTAAAGAAGTAACAGAAGGTGGTACTGCAACTGTCACACTCTCCACTAATGCACCTGACGGAACTTACTATTACGTTGTTGAGAAAGATGACCACCAATCTGATATTCAAGCAAGTGATTTTGATACAGGAGGAGGTTTCCTGGGAATGTATGGTGCATTCTCTGTTTCTGGTGGTGCAGCAACACTTAATTTCAAAATTGCAGCTGATGCAGTTGCAGTAAATGAAACAGAATCATTTAGAGTTAGAGTTAGGAGTGGTAGCACTACAGGACCTGTTGTTGCAACTTCACATGATTTTATAATTTTAGATTCTTCCTCTGGAGGTGGTGGTGGTGGTGGAGGAACACCAGCAACACCTTTCGTTTTTGCATCTGGTGACGGTCTGACATTTACTGGTGTCAGCATAAGTTTCTCTTGATAAATAACTAAAAGTAGTATTCCCATCAGATGGCAAATAAAGGATTTGGTGCAGAGAAAATTAATCTAATCGGTGGTGGGACTCCTAATATTAGTAGTCCTAACGACTTGAATTTAACTGCAGATAATGTTGCAATCAGCACCAATGCATCTATCGGTGGTAATTTGACTGTTTCTGGTGGACTTACATTACCGAGTGGTATTGTAACTGCTACTGGACACTATGGTCCAATTTACATTGAAGAAAGTTCAGATGATGACGTATTTTATGATATACCTTTTCTAAATTCTACTGGTTCTGCAAATAATTATAGGCAGTTACAAATTGACGCAGGTCAATTGCAATTTAATGCATCAGATAATTCACTAAGATTATATGGTGCAATGTATGCCAGTAGAGGATTTTCAATTGGTATTCAGTCTGCTGGAACAACCATTGTCAATCAAGGAAGTCAATATGTTGAAGGCATAAACTTTGCTGGTGCAGGAAATACTATTACATATAATAGCTCTTCAAGGTATGTAACAGTAGAAATTGCAGGTAGTAGTGGTGGGGCAGGTGTTGGTACAAATACTAATATAAACACAACTGGTATTATTACTGCTGCTGCATTTAACAGTCCCTACTACAACTCTGGAGTGCCCTACATTGGTGTGGGTGCAGGGGCAACTCAAATTGAATTCCAAGCACCAAATGTTGCCATAACAACTGACATGACTGTTGGTGGTGCTATTAATGCTGCTGGTGCAGTTTTTAGTGGTATTGCTACAGGAACTTTTGTTGGTGATGGTTCTGGTCTAATTGGACTTGCTGGTATTGGTTCTGGTATCCAGGTTATGGATAATGGAACCCTTGTAGGTATGGCTCAGACCATTGATTTTGGTACTGATCTAACTGTATCAAATATTTCTGCTGGTATTGTAACTGTTAGCAATGCAATCAATCTTGTAGGAATTGATACTGTTGGTGTATCCATATTCAATCATATTGATGCCTCAGGTATTGTAACTGCAACATCTTTTGATACTATTGGTGGTGTTGGTCAATCACCAGTCATTAATTCTGGTATATACACCACTCTTACACTAAATTCACCTACTGTTGCAATCAGTACTGATATGACGGTTGGTGGAAACCTAACCGTAACAGGAACAATTAATGGAAGTAATCTAGGAGGAACTCTAGCACCAGATGGAATTAACATGCTGGGGCAGAAGTATATTACTTTCTATAAAGATAATAGTACTGCATTCTCAAGTCACAACTCTGAAATGTATGGTACTTCCTATGGAACTACCATTTGGAGAGAATATGCTACTGCTGCTGGTGACGGTATTAGAATTGGAACTAAAGAATTAACCATAGAGCCCCAAAATCTATATGGGCATATGGCAAAGTTCACTCAAAATGGACCAGTGTACTTAAGTTGGGGTGGTCATATAGGAGAGGGAACTGAACATAAACATAAATTTGCAACTAGTGGAATTGGTGTTTCTGTTCTATACACGAACGGTACATATGGTCATATGGATGTTCGTGACATCAATGCAACTGGTGTCGTTACTGCAACATCTTTTACTGGTGACGGTTCTGGACTGACTGGAGTTACTGCAACTGGTTCTGGTATTGTTGTTAAAAATAGTGGAGCATTAGTAGGTACAGCAGCAACAGTTGATTTCGGAACTAATCTTTCTGTATCCGCAGTTTCTGCTGGTGTTGTAACTGTGACTGCTAGTGGATCTGGTGGTGGAAGTACAGCAGGAATTGATACTGCTGGAGTTTCACACTTCAATCACATTAATGCAGTTGGTGTTATTACAGCAAATACATTTGCAAGTTATGCTGGTGGTGCATCTTCTATTACTAGTCCTGGTGCCTTAACTATTGCTGCACCTCATGTTGCTATTACAACCTCAGTAAGTATCGGTGGTACAGCAAGTATTGGTGATACTCTCTCAATGTTTGATGATGATTTAAAAATCTTCAAAAATAACAGTAGTGGAAACGTTGTAATTCAAGAACTTAGTGGCGGAAGTCTTAA